CTAATTCATGTATTAATACAAATTTCATTGTATTTTTATCCGTAATTAATTTTCCATCTTTATCATGTAAACATAGTACAATCTCTTCTCCTTTATTTAATGAATATGCTTTATATGATTTATATTCTAAATTTTCACCTAATCTATCTGGATTATATCTTTTACATAATCTTTGAACATGTTCATCATTATTAGATTTTAAATGATCTATTAATTTTAATATATCAACATTTATTTCTGCTAATAAATCTGCAGAACCTTGCGAATCACCATTTTCACTTACTCTGTATTTTCTACCATCTATTTTTGATTTTACTACTACAACATCTTTATTTTTAATATAATAATTTACACCAGTCATTGCTAAAACAATGAAAACTAATAATCCAGTAGCATATTCCATATAATTACACTTATATTAAAATTTTTATTTTGAATAAATTTGAAAATGTTTGTATTTAAAATTTTAAACATTATACTATAAAATATTGTATGACAAATATATGTTTACACATTATAGATTTACAAAGTGATGATATTGATAATGTGTTCCAAATTACTATCTATGGTAAAACATTAGAAAACCAAAATATTGTTTGTCATGTAACTGATTTTAAACCATCATTTTATGTTAAAATTCCTGAAAAATGGTCAAAAAATACATTCCAAAGTAGAATTATCAATAATATTAAACTTAAATCATGGGAAAAAAAATATATAAATATTGAAATAAAACCACCACAGTATTATTATGATTTTTATGAATATAAACATGATTTTGTTAACAATTGTCGTAAAAAGGATAAATTTGTTAAATTAGTATTCAATAATTTTCGTTCATTTAACAAATATAAATATGAAATTAAAAATTTATTCCATAATAGTAATAATTTAGAAGATTGGAAAAATATTTGTAATGATGAATGTCAAGCAAATTTATATGAAACTGATATTCATCCAATCTTAAGATTTATTCATAGTAGAAATATTAGTCCGGCTGGTTGGATTGAAATAAGTGGTAAAAGTGTTAAAATGATAGATGATAAAACATTTAAATGTGATATGGAATATAGTTGTAAATGTTTAAATATTAAACCAAAAGATGATATGGATAGTTTAAGTGATATCATTGTAGCAAGTTTTGATATTGAATGTGATAGTTTAACTGGTGAATTTCCTAGAGCAATTAAAGATTTCAAAAGTTTAGCAACAAATATTTATGACAATTATAGTGGTTGGTATGATCCAAGTTTTAATGATATATCAAAAATAGATATAGTAAAAGAATATATAAGACAAGCATTTAGTATAGAAGATTTAGGATTTAAAAATGATATTGACCATATTATTACAGAAAATGGTTTACCACAATTAGACCATTTAGATTTTATAAATATAGAAATTATTAACGATTTAAATGATAGTTTAAATGATAAGAAAAAACGTGATGATATGATTGAAAAATTAAAAATATTATTAGACGATAATCTTAAAAATGATAAAAATCAAAATATTATAATTAAAGGTGATCCAATTATTCAAATAGGAACTGTATTTTACTATACAGTATCTAAAAAATATGTTAGAATCATACAAGTGATTAAACCAGATGATTGTGATGAAGAAATTTGTGATAGTTTAGACGAATATGATATTAGTGTAGAATGTTGTAAAGATGAAAGGGAACTATTATTAAAATGGATGAAATGTATTAATAGATATAATCCAGATATGATTACTGGATATAATATATTTGGTTTTGATTTTGATTATATAAGTAAACGTGTAGAAAAATTTGGTATAGAAACAAAATTTAATAATTTAGGTAGAATTAATGGATATCATGATGATATGGATAAACATTATAGTAAAAAATGTAAATTGATTAAAAAAAATTTATCATCATCAGCATTAGGTGATAATGAACTTAAATATTATAATATGGATGGTAGAGTATTATTTGATGTAGTTAAAGAAATACAAAAAGGTCATAATTTAGAATCATATAAACTTGATAATGTTGCATCACATTTTATGAGAGGTAAAATATATGATGATTGGTATATGTCAAAAAAAGAAGATAAAAAATTATGGCATTTTAAAACAAATACTATTGGTCATTTAAAAAGTGGTGATTATATTACAATTAATATTCATAGTAATATTGGTGAAGTAAAATTATTAGATGGTAAAAAGTTTTTAATATATAAAATAGTTGATAATGAAATAAAATTATATATAGATGATTGTAGAATTATAAAAAATAAATTTAAATCATTAAAATACACAAAAGTTGAATGGTGTATGAATAAAGACGATGTTCCACCACATGAAATATTCAATTTACATAAAACTGGTGGTCCAAGTGGTAGAGCAAAAGTTGCTAAATATTGTATTCAAGATTGTGAACTTTGTATTCATCTTATAAATTTATTAGATATTGTTCCAAATAATATTGGTATGTCAAATGTATGTTTAGTTCCATTTTCATATATCTTTTTAAGAGGTCAAGGTATTAAAGTAACATCATTTGTATCAAAAGAATGTGATGTTCAAAATACACGTATGCCAACACTAAAAGATTATAAAGAAACTACTGATGGTTATGAAGGTGCTATTGTATTAGAACCTAAAACTGGTATTTATTTAAATGATCCTATTGCTGTATTAGATTATGCATCACTATATCCATCATCAATTATAGAAAATAATTTATCACAAGATAAATATTTAAGTAATGATAATCCTTATTTACAAAAATGTAGAGATGATGGAACATTTGATGAAAATATACAAATGATAGAATATGATGATTATCAATATATTAAACGTGGTAAAGGAGATACAATATCTAAAATTAAAACTGGTGAAATTATAAAATGTTATTATTTAAAAGGACACCGAGATGAAAATGGTGAAATCTTAGATAGTGGTTTAGGAATTATACCAACAGTATTACAAAAAGTATTAAAAGCAAGAAAAGATACAAGAAAACTTATTAAAACTGAACCAGATGAATTTAAACGTAAAGTATTAGATGGTTTACAATTAGCATATAAAGTAACAGCAAATTCGGTTTATGGTCAATTAGGTGCTAAAACAAGTAGTATTTTTATGAAAATAATAGCAGCATGTACAACTAGTGTTGGTAGACAACGCATAGATGATGCTGATAAAGGTGTTAAAGATTGGGCAAAAAGTGTAGGATATGAAGCGCCTGAAATTGTATATGGTGATACAGATTCTGTATTTGTTAAGTTTAGTAGAAAAGATTTAAATGGAAATATTTTAAGTGGTGATGAATTATTAAAACATTGTATAAGATGTGGTATAGAAGCAGGTGAATTTGTTGATAATAAATTAAGACGACCACAAAATTTAGAATATGAAAAAACATTCTTTCCATTTATCTTAATATCTAAGAAACGATATGTTGGTGATAAATATGAATGGGAATCTGATGTTGATAATCAAAACTTTAAAAGAACATCTATGGGTATTGTTATGAAACGTAGAGATAATGCACCAATAGTAAAATATGTATTTGGAAATATTATTGAAAAAATTATGATAGATAAAAATTTTAATGATGCATTAAATTGGTTAAAAAATACACTTTATGAAATATCTATTGGTAAATTTCCTATAAGTTATTTTATCATATCAAAATCATTAAGAGGATATTATAAAAATCCTAAAAGTATAGCACATAAAGTATTAGCAGATCGTATTGGTGAAAGAGATCCTGGAAATAAACCTAAAAGTAATGATCGTATACCATATGCTTATATTAAAATGACAGATTATGATAAAGTATTTGATAGAAATTCACAATACAAAAGTGGTAAAAATAAAGGTAAAGATAGGAAACGTAGCATATTACAAGGTGATCGTATAGAACATCCAGATTTTATACATAGTGAAAAATTAGAATTAGATTATTCATTTTATATAGAAAATCAAATTATGAATCCTGTTAAACAAGTATTAGATTTAAATACACAATATTCAACACTAACACAAACTATATTTGATAGTTATATTGTTACTGATGATATGTTATACAAAGATATGGAAAAATATAAATGATAAATCAAAAATTTAATATTTTTTATTATTATAAATGATTGGTGGATTTATTAAAGGAAATAAAATTAAAATTGATAGTATATCATTATTTTTAATGCTTATATTGACATTTTTTATTAAAGTCATATTAGTTCAATGGTCATATAATACTATCTTTCCTTTACTTAGATATAATATGACAGGCAATACTGTTAAGGATTTTAGACCATTAACATTTGTTGAAAGTATTATTGTTGTAATATTATTTAATAATTTATTCAATTAATACATTTTTTTTATTTTGTTTAATTTCTCCAAAAAAAAAATCTTTTGTATAATATAAAACATGGGAGGAGGATTAATGCAACTCGTAGCTTATGGTGCTCAAGATATCTACCTTACTGGTAACCCTCAAATCACCTTTTTCAAGGTTGTCTACCGCAGACACACTAACTTCTCGATGGAGTCTATCCAGCAAACTTGGAATGGAAACCAGAATAGTGATGGCAGATGCACTTCAACTATTTCACGTAATGGTGATTTAGTTCATAAAATGTATATTCAAGTTGGTAAAGTCGAAAAATTTGTACAAGAAAATTCTGGTGCTGATTGGATTGGTACTGCCACTTTAGAAATTGGTGGTCAACAAATTGACAAAATTACCGGTCAATGGATGGAAGTATGGGCAGAATTAACTGAGCCTAATCCTACTGGCGAAACATTAAATGCAAGTTCTAATGGAACATTATTTCAACAAATGTCTGGTTTTGGAGGTGTAGATAAAGATGTAGTTTGTAGTGCATCTAATGTATATGTTCCATTACCTTTCTGGTTTTGCCGTAACCCTGGTCTCGCATTACCTCTTATTGCTCTACAATATCATGAAGTTAAACTAGTATTAGAACATACACTTGATACTTCGGTTAATAGTGGTGCAATACAAGATTTATATGTTGATTATATTTATCTTGATACAGATGAACGTCGTAGATTTGCTCAAGTATCGCATGAATATTTAATTGAACAATTACAATATCAGCAAATGACTGATTCAACTCAGCGTCTCAACTTTAATCATCCAGTTAAAGAATTAGTATGGTGTGATGCTGCTGCTGCTGCTGGAGCTAAAACTCATGCAAATATGTCTCAAAATTCGAGTGCAGTATTATCTTCAACTACATGGCAACTTAAGTTAAATGGTCATGATAGATTTGCTGAAAGACCTACTACTTATTTTACACGTCAACAAGTATATGATTATCATACTGGTCATGGTGGCAACAATACCGATGCTTCAAACCTTGTTGGCAGTGTATATGATAGTATTTTTGTATACTCATTTGCCCTTAAACCTGAAGAACATCAACCCAGTGGAACTTGCAATTTCTCTAGAATTGATAATGCTCAATTATCTTGCAGTGTCAATACTATAGCTACTTCATCCACCCATTGGACTGTTTATGCTGTCAACTACAATGTTCTCCGTATTATGAGTGGTATGGGAGGTCTAGCATACTCTAACTAAGTAATTTTATTTATAATATTTCTTTAATAAAAATAATTTATATAAGTATATTTCAAAATAAAAAAAAATATATCTTATAATATAATAATGGGAGGAGGATTAATGCAACTTGTTGCTTATGGTGCTCAAGATATTTATCTTACTGGTAATCCACAAATTACTTTTTTTAAAGTAGTTTATCGTAGACACACTAATTTTTCTATGGAATCTATCCAACAAACTTGGGCGGGAATTGCCGATGGTTCAAATGGTCGTTGTACAGCAACTATATCTAGAAATGGTGATTTAATTCATAAAATGTATATTGAAATTAGTGGATCTGGTGCACATAAAACCAATGTAAATAATCCTGGTGCATCCTTTGTTAATACTGTTGAACTTGAAATTGGTGGTCAATTAATTGACAGACATACTGGAACTTGGTTAGAAGTATGGTCTGAATTAACTGAACCAAATGAAGTGGGTTCCACATCTAATATGCATACTGCTCATCATGCTGCTACAGCATTTCAGCGTATGACTATGAGTGGTGGTGTTAAAGGACATTCTACTAACCATCCGGCTTCATACCCATTATTTATACCATTAAGATTTTGGTTCTGTAGAAATCCTGGACTTGCATTACCTCTTATTGCACTTCAATATCATGAAGTAAAAGTAATTTTAGAACATAAAATGAAGTCTATTTTCGGTAATCATACTCAGAAATTATGGGTTGATTATATTTACCTTGATACTGATGAAAGACGTAGATTTGCTCAAGTCAGTCATGAATATTTAATTGAACAATTACAGTATCAAGAAGTATCTCCAACACAAAAAGATCTTAACTTTAATCATCCAGTAAAAGAATTGATTTGGTGTCCAAATACTAAAGTCAGTAGTGATGGTAAATCTCCGAACATTTCAGTGACTGGTACTGAAATTACATTAAAACTAAATGGACATGATCGTTTTGCTGCTCGTGATAGATCTTATTTTACTAGACAACAAGTATATGATTATCACACTGGTCCAGGTGGATTAAACTCACACAATGGTGATGCAATAAACGCAATACAGCACGGATCTTTCAATGATTCAATTGCTGTATATTCATTTGCTCTAAAACCTGAAGAACATCAACCAAGTGGTACTTGTAATTTCTCTAGAATCGATAATGCACAATTACAAGGTTTAACAGGTGACACTTATACTATATTTGCTGTTAATTACAATGTTCTTCGTATTATGAGTGGTATGGGTGGTCTTGCTTATTCTAATTAAGCAAAAATAAATAAATATTAAAATTAAATAAATATTTAACGTAATTCTATGTAAACACTACATAAAAAATCTTTTAGTTTTTTTAATTCTTTTTCTAATTCTACAACTCTATTTTCTAAATCATTATCAGATGATTTTACATCTGGTTCTACTGTTTCACTTGCAGCAACCTCTGGTTCTTCAGTTACCTCTGGTTCTTCAGTTACCTCTGGTTCTTCAGTTACCTCTGGTTCTTCAGTTACCTCTGGTTCTTCAGTTACCTCTGGTTCTTC